CGCCGTGATGTCGGCGCGCAGGTTTGTGAGCAGCTCGTTGCGCTCGCCGGGCTCGAGGCCCAGGAACTCCTCGGAGGCGGTGATCGCCGAGGGCGGGCGCGCGCCGTTTTGAAACAGCGAGCTCTGATAGCGCTGGGCGGCGTCCTCGACGTTCAAGGTCGTGCCCAGCTGCTGGAGCGGGCTGATGCCGAGCGGGCCCAGCGGGCTCCAGTAGCTCGTGTGCAGGACGGTGTCTGCGCCGACCATGCGGATCTCTGAGTCGATCGACATCTCCCAGCCGCTGACGACCGACTCGATCGCGTGGATCGGGTTGGCGAAGCGCCAGTCGAGCGAGTCGAAGCGGATCTTGTCTGAGCGGCCCTGGTCAACCTCGAGCAGCGCGTTACCGTGCACGAGCAGCGGGCCGAGCATCGCCATGATCAGGTCGGCCTGCGAGGCCTTCTCCCAGGGCGTGATGATCGCCGCGGCGAGCGGGTGGTCGGTGTCGCGCAGGCGCTCGCGCGAGTCGTCGCCGGTGCGGCGGTAGACCTTGAGCGGCACGCGGATCGCCATCGTGAGCATGCGCATGACAGCCGCGGCGACCCAGGGCTGGGTCGCAAAGAGCTGTGAGTAGGAGACGGTCTTTGAGCCCGCCAGCTTGACGGTGCGGTCACCGATCGAGCCGGTGACGGGGACCGAGTGATAGCGCAGATCGTTGACGCCCTGAGAGCCAGGACGGATCAGCTTTGGCGCACTGAACTGGTCGTAGAGAAGCGGCACTGGGTCAGCTCACCTCCCTCTCGGTGTCGACGTGGTCCTGGAGCCAGGAGACGGTGCGCTTGTAGATCACTGCGCGCCCGCCGGGGATCGGATGCTCGCCCTGCTCGGTGACGTAGACCGCGTCGGCGAGCACAAGGCGGTCAGGGCGTTCTAAGACCAGCAGACCGTGCAGCGTCTGATCATCAGGGCGCTGGGTGTGGATGGTCACACGATGCCCGCGAAGCATGCGCAGAGCGTCCGAGCGCTCGGACAGCACGATCGCGATCGCCAACACAGTTGCGCAGACAATCAGGAGCTCGACGATCACAGGGCCTCGATCCGGTAGTCAGAGGCGACCAGGCGCCGCGGCGGGGCGACCGTCATCGCGCCGTTGTAGGCGATCAGCAGCGCCATCAGCGCGTCGACCTTGAGCTTGGCCTGGCGCTTGGTCAGCCGCCAGCCGCGCTCGGTGTCGACCGTCGCGCCGGCGGCGACGTGTGAGGCCAGGACAGGATCGCCGTCGTGCACAATCCGGCCCTCGACGATCGCCTCGTAAAGTCGAGCTGACGCCGGCGCGGTGCGCTCGTTGGTCATCGGGTGCTCGACCATCAGCAGGCCCTCGTCGCCCAGCTGCTGGGCCGAGCGCTCAAAGCGCCAGGGGTCATACATGCACTGGGTCACGCGGTAGCGCTTGGCGAGCTCGCGCAGCGCCTGCTCGATCACCGAGATCGAGAGCGACTCGCCGCCGCCAGGCGGCTCGAAGGCCTGCGCCTTGACGACAACCTTGCCATCGTCGCGCACCCAGACGACGGCGATCGCGGCGAAGTCGTGCTTGAGCCCGAGGTCGACGCCGAGCGTGACGGTCGCGCCATCGGGGATCGTGGCGTCGGGATCGGCGCAGCGCGCCCAGGCCGCCGGCGGCAGCCAGTGGTCCTCGGTCGCCGTCCACTGATTGAGATGCAGCCGGCGAAAGACGTGCTCAGGCAGGCGCTCGCACTCGCGGCGCAGATCCGAGGTCGTGATCCACGAGCTCGGGTTCGCCGCGCGCCAGGAGTCCTCGTCGTGCAGATCGGCGACCGGGTCGGCCTGATACCAGCGAAAGAAAAAGCCGGCCTCGCGCATCGCGGCCAGGCCGCCCTTCTCGATCTCGCGGCCGCGGGTGTAGACGTCGTGGCAGATCGAGCTCTGATCAAAGCCCGCGGTCGTGATCGAGACCACGAGCGGGTTCAGGCGCGCGAGCTGGCCGGTCGTCAGCGCGTAGTAGAGCTCGGCGTCAGGGTGCGCGTGCAGCTCGTCGATCACGACGACCGAGGGGTTGAGGCCGTGCTGGAGCGCGGCGTCAGAGGACAGCACGCGGTAGACGCCGCCGTTGCGCGGGCAGGTGATCACGCTGCGCATCGGCGTGAGCCACTCCTGGAGGCGGGGGGAGGCCTCCACGAAAGCGCGCGCCTGGTCAAACACAACGCGCGCCTGGTCCTTGGCGGCAGCTGCTGAGTAGACCTCGGGCCCGTTCTCGCCGGCGGCGATCAGGCCGTAGAGGGCGATCAGCGCCGCCAGCGTGCTCTTGCCGTTTTTGCGGCTGACGCCGATCAGCGCCTCGTGGTAGACCATCGAGCCGTCAGGGTTGAGCAGGTAGAGCTCGTCGAGCAGGTCTCGCTGCCACTGCTCGAGCTCGAGCGGCAGGCCGGCCCAGCGGCCCTTGGTCTGGCGGATGAAGCGCTCAGAGAACGCGGCGACCTTGCGCCCAGCGGTGACCGGCACCTACGTCTTGTCGTCGGCCGGTTCGGGGGCGCGCTCGCGCATCGTCGTGCGCGGGTGGCGCTCGGCGTAGGCGCCCGAGACAAAGCGGCCGGTGACAGCCGAGCGGAAGCGGTAGACCAGGCGCTTGAGGCGGCTGATCTTCGGGGGGAAGCTCACTGATGCCCCTCCTAGTCGATCTCGACGAGCAGGTCGTCTGTGTCTGAGAGCGCGCCCTGGACCTCGTTGGCGATCGAGCGCGCCTTGAGCTCAGCGAGCCCGAGGCGCGTGCGCGCGACAGGAGTCAGGGCGTACTGCTCGGCCAGGCGCAGGAACATCTGATGTGCTTGGCGCTCGGATGCGAGCGCCGGGTGCTCGACGAGCTGGCCGGTGGAGCCCAGCGTGACCATGCCCTGCTCTGCGAGCACGCGGCCGGCCTGCTTGGCGCGCGCCCATTGGGTGCACATCGCCTCCAGCGCGAAGCTGTCGACGACGTCGAGCAGGCCGATCGCGGCCAGCCGGGGGACAGTGACCTCCCAGACCTTGCGCGCATCCTCGGGCATGTCCTCGGGGGGCTGGGGCAGCTCGCGCGGCGGGCCGCCGACCTCGACCTTGGCCGGCATCGGGCGCCTCTGGGGGTTGCCGGTGAGCTCGCGGATCTCAACGGGCGTCGGCTTACGTCCACCTGGCATCGGGGCACCTCCTCGTCAAAGGGTCTGCCGCCGGCCAGGCGTCGAACACCTGGGCCTCTCGCCTGGAGAGCGAGCGTCCTCCCTTAGACCACCGGCGGCAGGGGGTAAAGTTGGCCCGGCGCGGGGGCCGCTCACTCCTCCTGCGCCGCGGGCCGGGGCGCTGCTACGTCGCCGGCCCCTCTTTAGTAGCCCACCCTGGCGATCGCGTCGCGGCGCTCAGCGCAGATCTGACTAACGCGCTGGGGCGTCGGCTTGCCCAGGATGCGCGAGATCTCTGAGCTGCCCAGGCCGCGCCGGCGCGCATCGAAGATGATCGCGTCGCGCAGCGTGAGCAGGATCTCCAGGCGCTGCTCGGCCTGGGCGATCTGCTGGCCGATCTGGCGCAGCTGAGCTCGAGCGGCGGTGTCGGGCTTGTCACCCATCGCGCTCGAGCTCGGGCACGCCGGCGACTGCCTCCAGCGAGCCCAGGCGCTTGACCTCGGCGTCTGTCAGCGCGGCGGCGTGGCGCTCGACGGCGTCCATGTCGCCTCGTGCGCCGGCCTGCTGCATCGCGGCGTAGTGATCGACCGGGCGCTTGACCGGCTCGCCGCAGTGAGTGCAGTAGTGGACCGGCACGGTGTCGGGCAGCGGGTGGCCGCAGCTGGGGCACAAGGGCGTCACAGTCGCCTCCCACCGGCGCGGGCCTCGCGCCACTTGGCGTAGTCCTCGTCGCTCGGGATCTCGGGGATGTCTGACAGCTTGGAGCCGGCGGCGAGCCAGCGCTTGTAGGCGGTCACCCTGGCGATCGCCTCGCGCTTGATCTCGCGAGCTCGGCGCTGGCGGCCCTCGCGCAGCGCGCGCAGGTGCTCGGGCGTGAGCTCGCGCGTCACGACGGCTCCAGGCGCCGCGCCGTGTCGGCCGCGATCTCGTCGCGCTTGTCGATGCCCGCCGGCGTGAGCCGGTAGACCAGGCGCTCGCCCTCGTAGCGCACGTCGGCGAGCCGGCGGCGCTGGAGCGAGACCATCGTCGAGCCCGTCACGCCGATCTCGCGCGTGCCCAGCCAGCGGATGCCGCTG